TAATTCACTCCTCCCCTTACTCGTTGCACGCGATTTCAACGACTTTGTCTTCTTCCATCCGGGTCGCCCCGAAGGTCGCACAGTAGTAAACCTGCGTGGAATAGGACTTGTCGCTGCGCTCATCGATCCGAGCCATCACGTCCTTACCAACCGCAAGTTTGCAGCCGTCCTGTGCCCATGCGTAGCAAAGGCGTGACGTACCATCATCCTTGAGGCGGTTCGAGACGATAAACTCGAAACCAACAAACGTGTTGATGTCACCTTGAACAAGCGCTTTCCGTACCATCTACGGCTTTCGCCGCACACCTATAACCCGTTGATATTTAACGATAACTAGGCTTTGTGGTCTGGACTTTCTCTTCACCCGCGTGGGGTGTCAGCCGTAAAGTCTCTACACCTTCCCCGAGGGGCTTGGCTCGCGATTACCATCAGCATTACCTGGAAGGCTTCCCCGAATTTGACTGAGTTTCAGCAAGCTGTTGCCAGCAAGCTAGGCGAAAACCACCGTGTTAAAATCGCTTGAAGTGACGGTCGTGTTGTTGAGCAGGTCTTCAATCTGCTCAGGCGATACAACAATGTACCGCTTGATTGACGGGTCCACCGACTGCGCATCGAGCAACTTTTTTGCGCTCACCAATTTTGCAATCGAAAGGCCCCCTGAGGCATGTGCGATTTTCTGGCCTGCCGGGAACGACGTGGAGGTCGTGCCTTCTTTACCAGTTTTCGCAGTGCCGCCAAGGGCGTCAATGATGCTATCGTCCATAGCCCTTCCGATAGCGGCGGCGGCCGCGCGAGCATAACTGCTCGTCGGATCAACAAGCATCCGGACCTTATCAGCATCGTCAATGTAACAGTTCAGTCGAGGGCGCTAACCCCGACCCGCTTTCGCTGCCTACGGTTTCCCGCAGGATCGGACTATATCTTCTCTCTATGAGAGCTGGGCGCTTCCACCGCGCTTGCGGTGTACTCCTTGCGGATAGTCTCTGAACCTTCTCTTTCGAGCTTGGCTGCTGATTGGCATATCCTTGCGGACTTAGCTTTCCAGCAGTTCACCCAGTTACGACCCCATTGAGGTCGGCCCACTCATACGAAGTGAGGCTTACCATTCTGCGGCTGTGCGGTGTCTCGACGAGGGGGGTGTCCCCGTGCCTTGACGTGCGCGCAACCGCGGCTGCTTCTCCGATTTGATCGAAGAAGGCTTTTTCGCCGGTGACACTTTCGGTGTCCACGGCACCTCGCAACAGACTTCCCATCTGCTGCGAGAGCATCGCCACGTTCGATGAAAACTGGTTCACGAACGCGGTAGTGACCTGAGTTGACATAACTCATGCTCCTACAGTTGAGGTTGGAATGTTTGCGTGGGTTATCGGTCTCTCGACCGGCTCACTGTCGGTTAGGCCGACTGGTCCGCCTTGCTCACAGGCTTGCGCCGCGGGGCCGACTTTGGCTTGTCCGCGGATTTGATGAACCCGACATACTTTTCTGCAAGTTCTACCGGGTCATTCACACTGCGCGCGCTGCCAAACTCAACAGCCAGGCGCAGGCATTCGAGACGCATTTCTTGATCATCCATACATCTGCTCTCTCAGTCGCAGCACCTCGTTGACCACGCGGTCGTGTTCCGGGTGATGCTTTTCCCAATACGGCGAGTTCTTCGCCGTCATCTCTGACATACGCGACTGCAAATCCTCGTCGGTCAGACCCGGCCGGCTGTCTCTGCCTGCCAGCCCATCCTCGCTGATCTGCTCCGCGACGTAGTCGCTGATGTTGACCATGAGACGCACCAGCTCGGGGTTGTCACCCAACAGACTGCCGTCTGCGAGCTGTATTTCCGTCAGGTCCGGCGCCTCAAACTCACGCAGCAACTCGTTGGCGCGTGCCATCTTATCGTCAAAGTCGCCGCCATATTCCTGCCGCAATTCGGTTTCGACGTCGGCGCGGTGCGTCTCCATCGCCTCTTCGGACATCACCGTCGCTTGGCCTGCGAACTCGCCATAGGCTTCTGCGAGCTTCGCGGCCTGCCGATCAGACAGTCCTGATTGATGTGCGGCTTCGCGGAACCAGTCCGCCATGTCGCCTTCCATCTCACCCAAGTCGTAATCGCCAGCCTCTGCCGGTCGGCCCAGTTTGTTGTATACCAGATCCCAGTCTTCTTCCGTCGCCCAGTTGCCAGGGATCGCTAACTTCTCCGATCCGACCATCTTCTGCGCGTTGATGTAAGACTTCGCCATGCCCTCAACGCTGCCGATATGTTGCAGCGACGGGTCGGTTGCCAGTTCCGGGGGCAGTGATGCCAGCCAGTCGTCACTCCCAGACGGTGCCTCCCCGGCCTCTGCCGGAGCTTCCGCTACCTGTTCGTCAGACATATGTGTTTACTCCTTCGGTTGTTGATCCTTGATCATGTTGTGCAGGAACAGCACGACATCGCGCTGCCCCTCTCTAAACGCCGTCTCGTCTGAGTTTGGCGTGAAGCTCGATTTCCAGAGTCCAAAACGGACGCCGAGATCCTCCAGCACCTTTTCGCCGTCCTCGCTCATCAGCACCGTGCGATAGGTCTGTCTCAGCTCTTTGGGCGTCATGCGGCGCCTTCAATCAGTTCCTGACCGATCTCCGTCTCATCGACGGCACGCAGCGCCGGTGCGGCTTCGCCCGCTGCGCTTGCCACCTGCTGCGCGGCCATCAGCTCCTGCTCTGCCTGCATGGCAGCGGCACGGTTCTCGCGGATACCAGCGACCTCGCCCTCACCACGCACCACAGCCGCCGGTGTGCCTGTGACCTTGATGATGTGCTTGGCGAGGCCGTCCATATCGAGGTAGTCGGCCACGCCCTGGTCAAGCTGCATGAGCGGCATCAGGAACTCGATCATCTGCAGGATGCCCTGGATGTCGCCGGTGCGCTGTGCCTTCGCCAGCGGCGAGACGTATTCGATGTCGATGTTGCCTTCACGCAGCATCGGCGGTGCGGCAGCGAATGCCTTCTGACGCGAGAGGATGGCAAAGCAGCGACCGATCAGCGGCTGGAGCAACTCGGCCTGCAGGCGGCCCAGAACAGGCCCAAGCAAACGCATCTTCTCTTCCGTTCGTTGCACGACTTCCGTCGCGGTCATCTGCGGACCCTGCCCCAATATGAGCTGATCAACGTAGAACGCCGCGCGGATTGCCTGGCGGCGCTGTTCAAGCTGCATCTCACCCAGCGGATTGTTGGCGCCGATGTTGAGCGGCTCGATGCGATCGCGTGTACCTGATCGATAAAAATTAAGCCCGCCCGGTGTCGTTCTGACCGGCAGCATGAAGCCGTCGTCCGGCACCATCAGCGGCGGATGGATTTGCAGTTGGCTTGCCCGGATGACCACCTCGGACATCTTGTTGACCATCTTCGTGTCGGGCAGCGCCGTCATTGCCGGCGATCGACCGTAGCCGATCTCGAAGCTCGCCTTGAGGAACCGCGGCACACAGTACGGGAACTCGTCGTACCCGCTTTCGCCGATGATCATCTTCTCGGCCGGGTCGAGATAGATAGACGCGAACGGCTTGTTGACCGCGTTCTTCTTGCGCCGATCGCGATCCTCGCGCGGCATGACAATGTGCAGCAGTTCGATCTCGGCATAGGGGTCATCAGTGTTTAGCTTCGCTATTCGTTGTGTGACCTCTTGCTCGCCGAACTGCCGCACAGCGGCGCGCGCCGTGGTCTTGTACTTGCGGAAGACCGTATCGACGCGCCCCTGTTCGTTCTCCGAAACGTAGCACTCGGCTATGTGCCGCGTGCTGAAACGGAAACCATCGTTCTCGTCGTTTTCAATAAATATTACGCCGGTGCCAAACGTGACCAGATCCGAGTACAGCTCGTGGATCTGCTCTTGGAAGTTTGACCGCGCCAGGTGCTGGTACATGACGTCGGTGGCGCCCTCCAGCCATTCCTTGGCCTCGTCGTCACCGTTCAGCTCGTCGTTTTCGTAGCGCAGGTCGAACCACGGGGTCGCCGCGTTTGTCAGCATACCGTGCAGGGAAGCAGACATCAGCTCGGCCGCATGGATCGCGGTGCCGTCGAAGATCAACTCGGTGCGTTTATCGCCGCCGGTTCTCTTCTTCGTGATGTCGGCCTTGCGTGGGCAAACGTAGTCGCCCAGCTCCTGCCAGTGCGATTCCCAGTGGCTGCGGTTAGTCTGCAGCGTCTGGTATCGCTTCATTAACGCTGACGCGCGCGGATCATCCATATTACTGCCCCAGCAGTGTCTTCTTCATCGTTGGCGCTTCGGTCGTCAGACCCATGCCGCCGGTGACGTTGGCCTGGCGCAGACCACGCTTGCGGCGTGCCTGACGTTCAACGCGCTTCGATTCCTTGGCCTCTTTCGGCTTGATCGGCGGATCGGGCGGCACGGGCGGAACGGGTGGCGGGGGCGGTGGTTTTGGTGGCTCAGGGGCGAGAAATCCCATCAGGCATGTCCTTCATATTGATACGGGTTGTAATTCATCACCGCATCGCGCTGCGGTGGCTTGCCGTTGGATAGTCGTTGGTTTTCCAAACCGATTGCCCCGGTGCGGAACGCATCGGCGGCGTGGCTCGACCAGTCATGCACGGGCGCATCGCGGAACTGTCGGGTCCGTTCGTTGTATGATCGATGGTAGTGGCGCAGGGCTTCCAGACCATCGCGGCAGTTGTCGCGATCGAAGTAGCAGCGCGGGATCAGGAGCCGCGCAGCATGGATGCCATCTTCGACAGGCAGGCGCGGCACCACGCGGAAATTGAGGCCAAGATTGTACGCAGCTTCGCGACGGCTTTTGCCGGTGCCCATTTCACGCACTTCCAGATCGTGAGGGCCGTTGTGCGTGCCATAGACATAGCCTTTTTCATGCAGCGTCCGAACATAGTGCGGCAATCCTTCGCCCTGGTTTTGATAGAAATCGATCACGTTGACGCGACCGCCTGGCAGCGACTGGGTCATCCAGATCGCCGTGTAGTCGTGCATCCCGATATCCCAATGGGTATCGACCTTGTAGTCGCTTAACAGCGGTACGTTGGTGATGCGCCCCGCGTCGTCAGCTTCCTGCAACTCCTTGCCGTAAACGCTGCCCGGTACGTTGGCGACCCAACTGCACTCAAACTCCTGATTGTACTGATCGTCGGTCATGGTCGCCTTGGCGGCTTCCAGTTCTTCGGCATCCAACAGATTGGTTTCGGATGCCTTGTACATCTTGCGCGCCCAGCCTTCTGTGCCGGCGGCGGCTTCCCACAGATCGTGGAAGTAGTTGTGGCCCTGCGGCGTGCCGATAAACGTGCAGCCGCCTTTTCTATCTGAAAGTGCGGGCCGGATGACTTCGGGAAAGATGCTCTCCGGCATATCGGCGACCTCGTCCATCACAGCGAAGTCGAGGTAGATACCTCGCAGGCTGGACGGGTTTTCTGATCCCAGCAGGCTTATCCTGGCGCCGTTGGGCAGATCGCACCGCAGTTCCGTCTCGTGGTACTTCGTGCCGGGGATCTTTGAACTAAACTGCTTTAGATAATCCCAAGCGACGTTCTTCGCCTGCCGGTACGTCGGCGCGATGTACGCCAGTCGCGGGTTGGGCTTCTGCTCCTCAATCGCGCGTTTCAGCAGATGATTGATGGCGCAGACCGTCTTGCCGAACCGGCGGTGCATGACCAGCACGTTGAAGCGGTTCTGGTCGAGCATCCGGTGCAGCTCGACCTGGAGCGGCCGCGGCGTGTAGTCGATCTGGATTGTCTTCAATGAACCGTTTCGCTTGTCGCGTCCTCGTAGCCCTCAAACGGGTCCATGAGTTGTTGCAGGAACCACTCGGCGGCTTCGGG